CTCATCACAAAAAGAGTGAACGGAAATAGTCTGTCTACCGCACCAGTATCTAAAAGCCCCAATCCATAACATGTTTTTTAAGTCTTCATTCAAACTCAATCCTCCATTAATTATTACAATCAAAAAAAACACTTACAGCCTGCTATTTTCTATTCGTTATCTGTATTTCTGTTACTTTCCAGCCTTTCTATTAACTTATTCAGATACCATTGCGCTTTCTTCGCATCCTCAAGCCCATTCTTGCCCCACATGCGGGTAATGTATTCCCATGCCCTAGACCAATCATCTGCTTCTGAGAGCGTCACACCTTCTGCTTTAGCAAGTATCGCGTGCCTAACATCGTAGACTTCAACGCCTGGTAGCAGTTGGTAATGGCTTGGATTGTTCACTGGATCTCTCATTATTCTTCCCACTCTATTTTGATTGTTGCCGTTGCTTCTTTATCTGTAATTTCCCTTGCCTCTTTCTCGGTTTCAAATATAAAACCGGCTGTCCGCCCTGGATATATATTAATCCAGCCAGTACATTTGACCGGAGCCATGAATAGATCGACTGGACTTTCCCGTCCATAAGCCATCAATAAACATCCATTTAGATCAAATGTTATTGGATTAATGAAGGGCTCAGCAGCATCAACAACACCGACAATCACCTCTTTTTTATTATTTAGCCTAAACTTATGAAGTTGAGTCACTTCCCGTCCGTCCCGCGTCACAACTTTAGCGCCGGCAAGCGCTTTTTCTAAATCAAACTCTTTCATATTATTTCAACCTTTTCTATTTTTCCGCTTTTTGAATATTCGGTAGTCCAAGTTATTTTTTGGACTCTTGACCAGTCTACTTTTACAGCATATTTTTTGTTTACCCTGTATTCGCCTTTAGCCATGCGTTCTATTAACTGAGCTTTTACAAGGTGCTTTATATTATTGTTAAATGTCTGATTACATATTTCATTATCAGCAAGAAACCTGCGCTTTGTTGCTGTTCCGTAGCTGACTTCGTTAAATTCATTCATTTGTTTTATCATAAAGTTAAACATGCCAGCCTGAAGTCCAGACAGACCTTTTACTCGACAAAGTTCACCTATGTAAATTTTCACAAAACTTGGCTCCCTACTCTCTTCGCTTGTTTCTTCGTTAAAGTGCCTAGCCATTGTTATACCCGTATTTAGTTATTTGGTGAATAATATTATACTCCGGTAATATCTTTTATCAAGTATAACGAAGTCTGTTTTTTTGAGTATAACCGTTTTCGCTTATACCGCCTACAAGTATAACAAGTGTTCTATAGAGTGCTTATGTTGTGTTTGACAGAGTGATTGCTTATACCTGCTAGAGTGATAACAAGTGTCTTGATGAGTTATAGTTTTTAACTGTAGGCCGCGCCAGTATTGGGCTGGTTCCTCTGTTTATCTTAAATCTATCTTATCCCTTAATCATTTCACTACTATCAGTAAAAAAGGTCGCGACACCGTAGTCCTATTATTTCGACTAATTTTCTCGTAATGGGCGCGACACCGCACTAAAAAGGTCGCGACACCGCCTATTTTTTGGTACGCTTTTTTATAGTTATCAATAGGTTATGGCAACTTGCCCTCTGTATCTATTACTTAGTCATATATCAATCATCGCCATACCTATTGTTTTCCTTCTCCAATACCTGTCATAAGCCAGTCAACTATCTCAATGTAAACTGTTCCAAAGAAAAGCCATGTAGTTTTTACTTCAACTCTTCATGCAAGTCAGGCATGGATAAAAGGCCGCGTCATTCACTCATTGGCAAAGTGCTTTTGATTTTTGCAGGCACAAAAAAGCCCGCATAAAGCAGGCTGGTTAGACATTTTAGACATTAGCTAGACATTAGCTTTACCATTCAATTCCAGCTACATCAAAAGTAACGCTGCACTCAGGACAAGTAGCAGAACACTTAAAATTATTATGGGCATCAATCCATGATGTTTCTGGTAGCACTTGATTCAGCAGCCATCCTTCTTCATTGAGATCAGTGTCCTGTATTAGATCAAAATGGTGGGCACATTCAGGACAATCTATTATCAACTTAATGCTTAGAAATGGCTTTACTGGCTCGTTAATACTCATTATTTATTCCTCAAATTGAATTTATCAGCATATTCTCTAAGTCTGGTATTTGCTGCCTGCCTGCCACACTCCTCGAACACCCTTGAATACTTCACACAAGCCCCCTGACGCCATGCCTGCGGAAGTCTGGCTAATTGGCGCTTGATGTAGCCGCTGTCGTCGTAGTCGCCTTGAAAGCGTGACTCAGGCAGCATCAAGAGCTACCCCATTGAATAGCCATTGCATCAGCTATGCCATGATAAGTAGTACTGCGTATCTTCCAGCGATCTTTTGACGGCGGTAAATAGAGCATCCTTTCGCGCTCTCGTTTTGGCAGTAACATCATTTCATCAAAAACATTATTCGTTTCAGTAAGCGGCTCCAAGTTATGCAAGTAAAGCCCGGTCTTTTTTTGTTCAGTATGTCCAAATTGATATGGCTGCACATAACTTGGTTTTGGGAACCCTCCCTGCCTTGGAAGGACGCCGACCGGATTTTCAAAACAAACCCTTTTAGAGACTTTTTTGCACGCTTCCCATAGCTTTTTAGTCCATTCAACAGCATCAAGTCGCTCTTGATATTTTGGCATCCCTTCACCATACCAAGCATTCCCAGAAACCGCTAAAGCTGTGCAAGGTGGGTGCATGATAATCAAATCCCAGTCTTCTTTTAGCATTTCGTAAACGTCACCCTGAAAGTGAGGTCCTGGTTTATCTGTTGGAAGTAGATCGCAACTGATAGCATCATGATCACGCAGAATAAAAGCATCTCTAACTGTTCCGCTGTACTCGCATCCAACCAATACTTTCATGCTGCCACCTCCTGAATATCTTTGCTTTGTTGCCAGTGTAATTGCCGCAAAACCGTGACAGGTTCAACGTGTACTCGCTCAATATCAATGCGATCCAGTTGCGCCTGAGTTTGAAATGTCTGGCAGATCCAACCCACATCAACAATATGTGCCTCTTGAGCTGTTGCCATAACACGCGCCCGCATCTCATCATAGACTTCAGCAAAATCATTCACTTTTTTATTCCGACATTGAACCTCCTCAGGCTCGATTGCTGTTGTGCCGTCAGCGAACATCAGCACAGCACGACAGCACACTAGCCAGTTATTTGTACTACTGACAATTCTGTTCGCCACACGAGGCGTCAGAGCGTCCCACATAACACAAAGTTTAGTTTCAGCTTCAACAAATCTTTTACCGTCCTCCCCTGTGTTACTTTCCCAACTCCAAAGCCTGACATTTTGAAAGAATTTTGTGGCCCGTCTGTCGGCGTCGTGCTTTCTAACTCTTTTCTTTTTGCTCATTATTTCATTTCCTTTTTATAAATAGCTATTACCGCCTGTGCAATTATCCCGCCCTTGGTGCTGACAGGTGCGCCTTCTTTTTTACGCTTCTTTGCCAGCTCGCTTAACATTTGATCGGTGACTGAACTTATCGCTACATTTTGAGCCATTTCATTTCCCCTGCGTGATTGATTAGCCTGAATAGTAACACAATAATTATAGTAATGTTATAGAAAAAATACAGAAAAACTATTGACTATCTATAGTTATGCGCCCATAATTTATCTCACAAACTCATTAACAGGAGAATAAAAAATGAAGTCAATTGACGAACTAGCCAGAATTCAGAAGCGTGAACAAAAGCGTCTAGTGGGTGCTGTACTGTTTAGTTTTTTAGTGGTTACCATAGCCTGTGTAATGGCTAGTAATGCCGACTATCATGAGGAAGCAATGCAAGTAGGCGAGTATTGCGAAATGATATCACTTGGTCACTGGCCCGATTACGACAAATCTATTGATTGCGGAGGTGTGCAATGATTGATGTACCAATGTGGGAGCTTGACAAGCATCTTGCAGAAGAGGAAAAGCGACAAGACGAAGCAGAGTACCTTACCGACCTAACTGTTGATATTGCTGACCGACTAATGAATGGCGACGAATTCAGATATTCAACAGGTGAGTATTTTGGATTTCACTCAATAATGGAATTGATTCAGGAAAACCGTGAGTTAGATAACCTTTTGTGCCAGGTAGCAGCAGGTCAAAACGTAAATAGTGAACTGTTCAAGGGATTGCTACTTGAACACGCATATGAAGTGGCTGCTGAAGTTGTGCCGCACTGGATAAAAGCGAGGAGTGAAGAAAATGAATAATCTTGAACTGTGGGAGTCATTCGGGAAAACTGACCCGAAGTACACTAAGGCCGCAAATATTGACGGAAACAAGCAAACCTCTCTTTCCGGCAACTACATGGTTAAACTGGCAACTGAAAGCCTTGGGGCTATTGGTGAGGGCTGGGGCTACCGTATTCTTGAAGAAAGGCTTGATAATACCAGGCCAATCATGTTGCTTGAAGATGGCAAAAAGGTAATGCTGAAAGATGGTGAGAATATTGTCTGGGAGCAGAATCACACAATCTTAATTGAGCTGTGGCATGGATCAAAAGAGAATTATTTTTGTCAATTCGGTCATACGAAATTTCGATATATGAAAGCCGATGGCTCAAAAATGATAGTCGACAATGAAGCGCCAAAAAAGTCCTTAACCGATGCTATGAAAAAGTGCTTATCTCTTATCGGCGTTTGTTCTGACGTATTTATGGGCGAATTTGATGACGTTAGTTATCAGCAACTAGCAGCATTAGAAAATGATTTAAAAAAGGCAGATGATAAGGACGCTGAATTTATTAACAAAAAGAATGCTTTTACTGAGTTTATAGCAGACAAAGCAAAAGCAATGGAAATGTGCCCAAACTTCCAGGCTATGCAATCTGTTTACGGTTTAGCAGCTCAAAAGATAGACCGCGAAGCGCCAATTCTTGGCATTGATCCGGCAAACGCGAAAGCCACAATCGATGCTGTTTACTTTGAATTAGACAAAAAATTTAAGGAATCAAAATGAATCTATACGAAATAACTGACGCAATGGCTGAAGTACAGCAGATGGCTGAGGATGGCGTGCCGCCTGAGCAGTTAGCGGATCAAATTGAATTATTGGATGGCGACTTTAACAACAAAGCAGGATCAATTCTTTATGTTATCGCTAACCTTAAAGCTGAAGTTGAAGCTGCCAAAGCTGAAGAGAATAGACTGATTGCTAGACGCAAGACAAGAGAGAATTCTATCGCCAGGTTAAAAGAATATCTCCTTGCCAACATGCAAAACATTGATCTTAAAAAGGTTGATAATGGCGTAATGACGGCTAGTATCAGAAAAGGCGTTCAGGTCGCTCAGATTGATAACGAGGACTCTATACCCAACGAGTTTAAGCTGATCAAAACTGTCGTTGTAACTGATAAACGTGAACTATTGAAAGCGTTAAAAGCATTGCCGGTAGGTGAATCGATTGATGGCGCTCAAATGGTTCAAGGGAAAAATACTCTAACATTGAGATAAAAATATGAGTGAAGAAAATAAAAATATATCTAGGGATGATGTTTATCTTGGCACAGGGTTTATGCAAGGTCGAAAGCACATCAAAGTAGATAACTGTGGAATACCTCACAACTGCTTGCATGAGCTTGTAGACTGGGCTGAAAAATACAACCTGACACTTATCGCAACTGGCGAACTTGAAGAAATTTTAACTAAATATTTTAAATAAGGAAAAAATTATGCACTCCATTACAGGTAAATTAAACAAACCAGCTCGACAATTCCAGGCCGGTGAATCAACAGGTTTCGGCGTTCGTTTGGGCGTAAAATACCGCGACCCGAAAACCAAGCAAGACGACTGGACCAATTACCAAGCTGTCATCTTTGCAAAGTCACCCGGCCAAATCCAATTTTATCAGAACGCGCTCATTGAAGGCGCGGTTATTGAAGTTAGCTGCGAACAATTAGCAGTTGATAGCTTTGATGGAACGAACGGAACGATATTAACTATAAACATGCTGAACGCTCGACTAGGATATATTCACACCGGAAATCAGCAACCTCAGCAACAGGCTCAACAACAGCCACGATATCAACAACAGGCCCAGCAACCACAGTATCAACAGCCACAGCAGCAAGCGCCTCAATATCAACAACCACAAAACGCGCCGCAGCAGCCACAACAAGCTCCAGTTGATGATGGGGACATCCCTTTTTGATCTAATAGACAGTCTTTTTATAACAGGAATAAACCATGAGTACTTATACTGACAGAATGAAAAGAAAAATAGCATCTGAGGCCATGCAAGTTGCAGATAATGTTAATAAAGTATGCAAAAAATACCACGTCAGCCGCTTCCAGATTAACAAATGGTGTGAAAAGTTTGGCATTGATAAAGTTAGACGCGCCTCACCCTCAAGGCTGCTCGATCAAGACAAAATGGTTGAACAGGTCAAGCAGATGATAAGCGATGGAATGCTTAGAAAAGATGCTATTAAAAAGCTTGGCATCACCAAAGGCACGTTTGATCGATGGCTAGACAATTACAACAAGAACATACTTGAAGCCGGGTATCGGTCGCCAAATTATCATCTTTGGAAGCCGACCAGCTTGAGCAATTCCTTGCATTAACTGCTATAATAATTGAGCGGATAGGGCTTAGCGGCTCGAAACCCAGCTTCAGTAACTGGCCCTCCGCTTCAATCAAAATCAAAATACTGATAACTCTATACTGGAGAGTTCCCCCGATGATTTCTTTATACCCTGATCAAGAAGAATTTCTTCAAGAAATTAGACTTTTATGGCGTGATAACCTACGCATTGTTGGCGTTGCAAGTACTGGTTTCGGAAAAACTCGATGCGCTGCTCGAATAATTGAGGGCTGCGTTAGTAAGGGGATGAAAGTTTGTTTTATTGTTCCACGAATCTCACTTATCCAACAGACCGCAGACGCCTTCACCGATCTTGGCTTAACAGACATCACTTTTTTGTGGGCTGACTACCAAACAGATTATGACGCATCAATAACCATCGCCTCGGTTGACACTTATATTCGAAGAAAAAAGATGGAGTTTGATGTTGTAATAGTAGATGAGGTTCAGCATAAACGTAAAGTACTGCTTGAATGGATGAATGATCACCCGAATGATAGATATTTAGGACTGACAGCAACAGCTTTCGCTCCTTGGATCGGATCATATTATACCGCTATGGCTAAATCCAAGCCTATGTGGTGGCTAATGGAAAATAAACGATTATCAAAATATGACGTTTTCGCACCATCACACCCTGACTTATCCAAAGCTAAAACAGTTAACACACCAAACGGCAAAGACTATAAAGAAAGTGACCTGGCTGAAATCATGGGAACCGCTAAACTTGTTGGCGATGTCGTAGCAAACTGGCTAGAGCATGGTGAGAACCGTCTAACAATCGCTCTTTGTGTCAATGTTGCCCACGCTGGCCATTTGACTAATGAATTCAACAACGCTGGCATTAAAGCAGAATTAATATCTCACCATGTACCGATCACTGACAGACTGGCAGTATTTAAGCGGGCTGAGGATGGTATCACAAAGGTAATACTATCCGTAGATTGTCTAACAGAAGGGTTTGACATGCCTGAAGCGTCTTGTCTAATCAATGCCAGACCAACCAAGAGTAAAACGCGATTTATTCAAGGAATCGGAAGAATACTGCGTTATGTTGAAGGCAAGCGTGCGATCATTTTTGACCATGCTTGTTCGTTTCTCAACCCTGAGCTCGGATTTGTTGAATACATTGAAACCGATGATTTATGTTCAGACAGCGATGGACTTGACGAAGTATCAGTAAAGCGAAAAGAAAAAGAGCAGAAAGAAAAGCTTCCTGTCGAGTGTAAAAAATGCAATTACCTGAAACCGCCAGGTATGCTGATTTGTGCCCAGTGTGGCCATAAACCGATTGCTGGCGAAAATGTAGAAATTGACGAAAGCCGACAGTTAACGCAGATAACCAAATCCAAGCCTACCAAAATAGACAAGCAAGATTTTTGGTCAGAATTAAAGTCGTACCAGTCACACCGGCAGATTTTAGGCAGGCCAATATCAGATGGTGCGCTTGCACATATCTACAAATCTAAGTTCTTAGTTTGGCCAAGGTCAATGAAAAATACGAGAAAGCAGCCTACACTTGACACGATGAATTATATCAAATCAAGACAAATAGCTTATTCTAAGAGTCGACGCACATGAAAACAGTAGACATAATAAAAAATCATATCCCTGCCGTTTTATCAGCCTATGGCCTGCCACCAATAACAGGAGGCCGTCACTATCCAGGTGAATGCCCTTTATGCTCAAGCAAGAAAAGCTTCAGAATAGACAATAAGGAGAATACTGGTTCATGGATATGCAAGTGCGGTTCCGGTGACATCTGGAAGTTGCTAATAGAATTCACTGGTAAAGAGTTCCGAACCCTGGCTGCTGAGATCGATCAATTACTGGGCAATACTTACTCTAGAGAACCTATTAATCCCAGAATAGACTATCAAGGGCGCTTGCTGCGGTACTGGAAAACATTGACACAGGTCAAGGATACCGATGTTCAGGCATATTTACGCGGGCGGGGCATTTATCGCATCCCGCTCAGGGCAATGAAGTCATTTATCGGAAATATCAGCGAAATGGTTTGCGTAGCTACCAATGATTTAGGCCAGCCAATTATGTTACACCAGACATTTTTGAACGGTGATAAAAAAGCAGATATTCGAGTTCAGAAAAAAATGACTAGAATCGAGCAGGATCGCAAAGACGAACCGATTTATGATTCGATAGCTATACGTTTATTCGAGTCGCAAACCTGTTTAGGGATAGCTGAGGGCATAGAAACGGCATTAAGCGCCCACCAGCTCTATGAGTGCGCCACATGGTCTGTTATGAACAGCGGATTCATGAAAAAGTTTGTTGCGCCTGTCGGTGTTGAACACCTAATCATATTCGCTGACTCTGATAGAAATGGCACCGGTATGGCCGCAGCGTTTCATTGTGGGAATAGAAATATTTTGAATAAAAACGACGTAGCCAGGGTGACTATACGCTACCCGGAAAAGGGCGACTTTAACGACGTACTGTTATGCGCTCAGACAGTTGGAGAATTCAAGCTAACAAAATGAGCGAACTAGAATTAATTTTATTATCAATACTGGCATCAATCACATCGATAATCTGTATAACAAAATCAAAACGATGGATTGAAATACTTTACCCCGAGGATGACTAACCATGAATAAACCAACAGATAAAGAGTTTGTGAAACAAATGAGATATTTAAGGGACAACGCAGCGACGAAAACTGCTGACGAAATTTCCGCTGATCTCGGAATCAAAAAAAGCGCACTACAGAAACGCGCTAACCGTTATGCTATCGAAATTAAACGTAAAAAAAGACTAAATGAAGTAAATCCAGACAGAAGCTTAGCGGTTAATATGCGATTTGTTAAAAAGATGAAGCTTGCTGCAATTGCTGAAAAGTTTGGTGTGTCGATTCCTACTATTTGCAGGTGGACTAATTCAAAAAAAATAGGAAACGAATAATGAGCAAGTCAATATCATTTACTATTCATAAAGCTGAGGACGCTATGCGGTTAATTCCAAATGTTCTCGACCTGATTATTAAAGGTTTGCAGGCTGGCCCAGTACTGTTGACCCTTGGCAGGGAGAAACGATCCAACCTCCAGAACGCAAAAATGTGGGCGATGCTGAGAGATATTTCTGATCATGTCGTCTGGCATGGGCAAAAGTTATCAGATGAAAGCTGGAAGAATATCGTCTCTGCTGAGATAGAAGCTCAATTAATATTTCCCGGCATAACTGTGCCATTTGTGGCTATGGGCGTGAGTACTAAATCAAAGAATAAACAGTGGTTCTCTGATATGTTCGAACAATTATACGCTTTTGGAGCTGAGCATGGCGTTGAATGGTCTGACCCTGAGATCAAGGCAATGGCTGAGCAGTATAGTGGCAAATAGTAAACGCTGCTGTAAATTTTGCAAAGAATACCATCTTGTCGACACTTGCGTAAAGGTGCCGGTGGGCTGGTTCTGTTGTTTTGATCACGCTATAGAATTTGCTAATAAAAAGCAGGATGAAGCACAAAAGAAAGCGACTATAAAGCAGCATAAAGCCGACAAGTTACGGGTAAAAACCAAAGCTGAATGGCTGGCAGAATTGCAGGCTGCTTTTAATAAATATGTTAGGTTGCGAGATAGGAATGATGGCTGTATTAGTTGCGACAAATCAGCCAATTGGCAAGGTCAGTTCCATGCCGGGCACTATTGCAGCAGGGGGAGCAGTTCAGCACTAAGGTTTAATTTGTGGAATGTTCACAAGCAATGCTCAGTCTGTAACAACCATTTGAGCGGCAATATTGGAGAATATACGCCCAGACTAATCGAAAAAATAGGTGAAAAAAAGTACAACTGGCTAGTCACTCACAAGAGCGACAAAGCCAGCTTTTCTATAGAATGGATTCAACGTGCGATCCAGTTAACCAAACGTAAGGTTAAGCTAATCAACAAAAAATAATCCGTTTTGAGTCCCTAAAATATTTAGTGTAACTACGGCTGTATTAGTGCCATCAAACTTATAAACGGCTGGCTTATAGTTATTGGCAAACGTCCTTATTCCATAATCAAAATGTGTCGCATTCTGGTTAATCAAGCTCCATTCAGGCACAAGCCCGAGGGTATCTACAGGTATTCGCCTAAAATTTGTTGTGAAGTCCCATGCTGGACTCCCACCATCATATTGAACAGACCCTGCTGTGGCCTGTCCTGACGCATACATTTTTTCACTTTCGGCTGTCCATGACATATCGCCAAAAGTATTATTAGTTGCCGATCCGTCACGAATATAATTAGTTCCACTACCCAAAGTTATACGCAATTTATCAAGCCAAAAATTCCCGGCACTTGTTTCACCAGTCGTGTAAAGAATGCCGATTGTAGCCGCAGCTTCATCTGCACTTTCTTTCCATGTACCGGTCAGCCTTACATTTGTGCAAGCAGGCGGTTCAGCGTAAGCGAATAAAGGCGTTCCAGACGGGAATGATACCCCTCTTTGACTTATATCAAGGTCAATATTGTCATTAGTTCCAAGTATTGATAAGCCGACTTTATAGGAATCAATTAACTTAACCGAGCCTGTAACGCCTTTTACGTTATTCAATCTTAGCGCCCCATTCTGAGAGTTAGCAATTACTGAATTGCCGCAATGGTAAATTTCTATATTTAACTCAATATCTTCAGCTTGATGAGTTGCGTCAAAGCCGCTTACATTAACGCCTATACCTTGATTCGCTAGAGTTGTTGAACCTGACGCATATCCAGCAAACTTGATTCTTTTTGGTGGATTCTGAAGCCCAACAGTGTCACTATCACGCTGTGTATTAAATGCGTTCCAGCACCCGTATACTCTTGCATACTCAACGGTTATATTTGCACCACCGTGAGTATCGATCCCTGTCCAGGTAGCAACGTCTTTTATTATTGGCATTCCAATCTGGATATTTGTAGACTGAGGATCAGCTGTTAAATCAAAACTCTCTGGTCTTGTGCAAGTAATCCCATAGGCGTTTGTTGTGCCAATTGTGCTACCTTCTGTTCTAATTCCCTGAATTATGGGGGAATCAATCACTCCATCAACGCAAGAAATGGTAATTATTCCAGCATATCCACAATCGAAAATTTTAGGTGATCCAACAGTAAAGTTTTTACAATGATCCAGGTATATAGCTGTTCCAGTAACTTTACTTATATGCACATTGTTTCCAACGTGCGAATATTGAATAAAGCCTGAAGAGGCTTGAAATGTAATTCCATTCCCTGAAGTGGCGGCAGCTGATGGGTATGTTCCGGCAATGTCGTTCCCTTCAATAATAATATCATCAATTGACGAGTTATCTGCTTGAAAAGTAACCATTGATACATTGTTAATACCAACCGCTTTAAGCTTGCCGCCCCTTACATCTATTCGGCTTGAAAATGTTAATGTGTCGTTGATTATACTTTCACCCTCAATAACTACTTTACCGCCACCAGGTCTGATTGTCGGTAATGCCGCTGCCATTGCTTGTAGCTCTGCGGTATCATCTGTCGAGCCATCTCCACGCGCGCCAAATTGTATAGATAAAACATCACCATCGAACAGCCCTTTCCAATACAAATACCCGCTACCGCCTGCAACGTGCGCCACATATCCGCTTACCTCTGCCGGCCTTGAACTTGCCCCATCGACTAATTCAAACTTGTTACCGCCGCCCGAAGATGTAACGGAATGACAATCAGTGTAAACAATATCGCCAATCTCACTAACAGCTAATGTAGTTGGTAAAGCTGAAAACGTAGCATACGAAACGCGCCTCGCATCAAGCGCACCTTCTATTGTCGTGCCTGTAGTGCCGTGAGAATAATTAATATCACCGGCATCGTCTACGTAAACAGAGCCGCTGTTCTGCTGTACGCCGTTTTTATCGTGCAATACCCAATCATAATCGCCAATAATGTATATTGGAGGGAATACGCCTACTGAGTCAGAAACTACAGGATTAGCGTTAGCTGTGCCGCCTCCTGCTGTCGTGTAGGTGTCTTTTGGTGTCTCGGAACCTTGCACCTTGAACGCAAGAGTTGCACCGGATGCGGGCTTTAAACCGCTGCCTGTGTCCAGGTATAGTTGTGGGAGTAGACTAGCCATTATTGTTCCTTAATTATTTAGTTGATCGTTTAGAAATTTAGACATAGAAGCATGGGCGCGCTCTTCACTTACCCCAGTTGCTTTTTTTGACATTTCAATTGCTTTGTCTATCAAGAATTCTTTTGGCCCCCTTACCGCCCTTCCCGCTGTCTCTATGCCACCAGCAAAAGAGGTCTTTGCCGCGCTTCCTGTAACCTTGTCTAGCTGATCCGCGTACTCCATGAGCAAATTGAAGTCTATTTTCCCGTCACTGTCGCCTAATCTTAGTCGCGTTGCATGTTTATCTATAACCTTATCAAGATCAAGAAAGGCATCTTTAACTCGGCCCCTTGATTGTGCATTGCTTGTAATCCTTCTGGCCAATATTGCTAGCTGGCCTGAAGCACTATTGCTGGTTAAATCCGTTTTTGTTCCTGCTAGTTTCTGTATTCTATCAAGTACGTCTATTGTATCTGAGTAAGCAGAATTGGCCTTTTTATAGTTTGGGAAATTATTATCTAAAGTATTTTTTATGTCTGCTCTTAATTCTTTCAATGCGTTTTCTGCTTTGCCGCCAAGTCCTCTAACTGTTTTCCCATAGCTGACAGTTTCATCTATAAATTGCTTTAATTGGTGCAAGTCCAAAGCATCAGGGTTCTTGTTCCTGGTCATTCTATCAAAAATATCAATTATTGCTTTTTTTCTTCCAGCCCCACTAATCAAAGCATCCTTAAAGTCAAGCTTACCATCCGGCTTAATAGTTATCTTTAGCTTATCAAGTGACGATAGGAAGCTGTCACCAATATCTGAAACTGGCACAAATCTACCTTTCAAATATCGTTCAGCATTCCCTATTCGCTGACCTGCCGCCCTATTAATGCCCTTTATTATATTAACCTTATCCAATAATACATCACCAGCAACAAAAGAAGGGCGCTGATCAGACCTAAACACTGGATTAGTTCGGCCCTTTTTGGCGATGTTGGTCATTTTTATCAATGCGTTCTTGTCAGCGATTGACCCAGCTTTCTTAACAGTTTCGAGAAACCCCTCGTCAAACCCCTGCTTAGCCGCCCCAATCAAGCTACTATCCCGAGCCACGCTAGGCTTATCGGCACCTAAAAGGCGCTGCCTTGCTGTCGGTGACGCTATACCTTCGTCAGACAACTTCAATCTAGCTATGTCAGAGTTAATCCCGCCCTCTTGCAACTCCTCTGCTATTCTCCTTTTCGTTGGAGTTTTAAATCTAGCAACATCTTTACCTAGCTCAACAATCTCTTTTGTTCCAGTCTCAACAGCTTTTGTGGTCGGTTTTACAGCCCTTAAACCTGCTGCTGTCATAACCATATCAGGGATCAATTCTACAAATGTTGCTACTGCTGGCGACCCTGTTGCCTCAAACGCTCTGCCCCCTAACTCCTTCTTAATTCCCTGCTCTTGAGTAGATTTGACAGCATCAGCAGCAGCATTAATATCGCCGCCAGACGAAATAAGATCGACCAACCCGACCAGCCCAGATAAAGGATAGTTTAAAATATCGCCGCCAGTCTTAACTAAGTCGCCTAATGTCTTTAGTCCCTCCTTGCCTTCTGCTGTTCTCGGCTTAAACGTGCCGCCTTCCTGAATAGCTTTTTGTGTTTCTGCTGCGTCCTCTGAGTCTCCAAGGGCACCAGAAACCAGACCGCCGATACCGCTTGCTATCGTTGTAGGGATTGCTGAGGCGATAGTCATAACCGGCTCTATTACGCCAGCACCAGTATACCCAGCATCATCATAATCTCCTGACCTAATAGCGTTGCTGAGTTGCTTTGCCGCTTCAATATCACCTGCCGCATCTGCATTTTTTAGTGCTGTCTCAAGCTGCTGTTTATTCGCCACGATCAACCTCCCCACTGTAGACGGGTTTCCCAGAATATTTTTTAACCAAGCTATCAATATCTGTTTCTTTAGTCTGATCTATGCCCTTTTGCATCTTGTTCCTTAACTTTGTCACGTCTCGCACAAACGATTCTTCGCCGCGCTTTCTGTTTAGCGCACCGCCTGCCAAGTTTGAAATAATTTTAATATCTGTCTCGCTTAGTACGCCAGACATAATGTCTAAATTATCTGCCGTTAAAATGTTTCCGGCCTCCTCGATGTCTGCAATTACTTCTGATTCAGCATCTCCACGCAACGGAACATAACCGCCTTCCATCGACCCGATAACATCATTCAATTCATCCGCAGAGAGTATTCTATCCAGTAACTCTACCGCTCTAACCTGGAACACTTTAGCTTTCTTTACCTGTCGCTGTTTTACTCTTAACTTCCCAGCCTCTTTAAAACCTGATTCCGTTGTTTTAGCTGAATCGACAACGGCTTGGAGTGCCGTCATTTCTTCCGCATCAGCCTTTGGGTAAGCCGCTTTTAATGTTTCTGGCGCTGCCAACCTACGCTCACTTTCTACGCCTGTTTTAAGAACATCAATGACAGCTTTTACACCTTTATCTCCCTTGCCAGCAAGACTATAAGCAGACCTTGCTTTATCCTGCACTTCTGGCGAAGCATCTGAAACTAATGTATCTAATGCTTTTGTGTCTGTCGCGCCCTTAAACATCTCTGCTTCTGCATTAAGGTTCTCTATTTTTGCTACATCAAGAGAGGTAAGCACCTTTGGCGGAGTTGCATATCCGAACTGATACGCTGTATCGGCTGCCGCTTTAATAACAGCATCAGCTTCCTTAACCATGCCTCGGTTATATAAATCATAAGCCTCTTTAGTGTCAGAGCTATCAATTCCAGCCTTTTCAAGCTCAATCATTCGATCTCTGACCGCTTTAGCCTTATCATAACTTGTTGGTAAGTTATTGATCTCTACAGCAGCCTGGAACACTGATTTTTTACGCGCTTCGTCTCTTACTTGCTGAGCCTTTTCATCTCTCAATCCGCTCAACTGAAACTGTTCGGCTATTTGCTGGCCTTGCTGAAAGCCTGAGCCTAGCCTTGATATTTCAGGCGCTAGCTGAAACTGGTTTGCTGTTTGTAATGGCATTGTTAAAACCTCTTAGTTAAATCCGATTGAGCCAAATTGACTACGCCCAGCAGTACCGGCACCAGAACCACCGCCCATACCAGCTAGCCCACCAGCAATAGCGCCACCAAGCTGTAGCACTTGTCCAGTAGCTTGAGCTTTTGCTTGCTGTTGACCTAGCAGGCCAGAAGCGAAAGCTTGACTTGAACCAATCTGTCCGGCGGCCTTGGCACCGCTCGAGCCTAACACACCGCTAGCCAAAGCATTTTGAGCGCCTTGGACACCTGACGCCCTAGCCGCTCCTGCTGCTAATCCAAGGTTAGAAATATTACCTGCTGCCTGTGCGCCAAATTGACCAACATCCCTAGCCGCCTGCTGACCCTGACCGGATAGCTGACCTAATCGATTAAACTGATTTGCATAATCCTGAGCCGCAAACCCTGCCCCTTGCTCAACTAATGCCGAGCGAACATTGCCGCCACCTAATCCTCCAATAACCGAAGCATTTTGTAGTAGATTTTTCTGCGCTCGTTTTCGTATGAATGCTTGACCGGGTGACTCTTCAAACGCTTGGAACGCTGCTTGCTGAGCCTCTTGACCACCTAAGCCGAGTAATGCCTGTTGTTGGCTTGCCGCATCTCTGCCGCCTTGCGTCCAGGGTTGAAGTGATTGGCTAGTCTGGGCGAATTGCGATTGCTGCCCTAGCGCCCCCATTTCTGCCGCTCTTGCCTGAATATCTCCGGCTTGCCTTGCGCCTTGAGCCTGCATCTCTGCCGCTTCTGTCGCTCCTGCTGCCTGAATATCTCCGGCCCTTAGCGATGCCGCACCCTGCATTACTCCGGCATCTCTAGCCGCATCACTTGCCGCATCTGCTCCGGTTACGTCCTTAACGAGGCCGAGAGAACCTACCTCAACAACCTTATTCACAATTTTACTCATAATTTTATTTCCTCTCGGGTAATCCCCATCATTACTCTATCACACGCGCCGAAATCAGTTAGCCAGCTATCACGATCAACCCCCTCGACCATCATTCCCGCCCTTTCTGCCGCTGACAAGGCACCTTTGCAAGTTTCAGGTATTACTACATTCAATTTTCTGATTACGGTCTGCTTACTTGATGCAAACCATTTGAAAAACTCCTGCACCATTTCATCATAATTCAGTTTGAATTCTCGCAAAATATACGGATGAAACTGAATAGCGCAACCTGTTACGATTTCAAAACCAATCAGCCCTACTTCCTCACCGTTCAACACATAAACAAGCCAGGCACTAGACCTATCCGTTGTAAATTCTTTATCTTCTGCACCAAATTCAGCAGCATATCGCCTAATCTCCGGCAATCTCATAAATGAGTTAACGAATTCCATGTCAAGGCATTGGCGAATCATGTTTCCGTTGTTCCTGATACGTCAATATTGATAACTGACTCAACGTCAGCAAGTCCCGATATTTTCATCGATCCACCAAGTACCTGACCCATAATTTTATCAATAATTACGGTAACGCCTGCGGGTATAGTTTTTCTCCAAGTCCAATTTCCACCGCTTCCTGTCGTGCCGGTTGTAGCCGTCAATATACGCCACAAAGTGACCTCGACATTTGACGCGCTGGTATTTGTGACCGTAGCCATACCTATAAATTTCTTCTCACTCGCACCCGTAGAAATCAGCGTCACTTCTGACGTTGTAAGCTGCGCTTCTGAAATAAAGTTATTTAATGTAGTAGTCATATCGTCACCACCGGAACCCTATAAAACATGATTGTAATATAAACGTCATTATCATCAGTTGTAGCGTTAATAAATTTCCCTTCACCGACAAGCATATTCATTCCAGTTAAGGGGACTGTAGTCTTTTTTAACATTTCCAAATTTAGGATGTCATTTGTGGATGTAACAGAGTCAATCTCATCAGCCTCATAAACAACTATAGTCGCACCATTAGCGCCTACTCTTTTATTGGCTGTAAGAATCATGTCTGTTATCACTATTTCCGATCCAGCAACAGGCTCAACAAAATTAAACGCTGTATTAATAACATCCAACTTAACAGCTTTCGGTGTTGAATAATCGGTAGGCGCAACAACTAACTGTCCGTATTTGGTAACAGTAGCCCTATTGCTTGTTGAGCTATCCTGAACTACCACTGATGCACTCATGATAAGGAATCAACCACTGAAACAAGGCATTTTATTACCCCGGTCGCGGCCTCCCGTCTAAAGGCAACAGCTTTACCCTGAGGAATTATGATGTTTGAGGTTGTGTGCAATTTGTAACGAGTGTCGACATTTGTACACGATTCAAAAAAAATCACACCTTCCGATGTTAGCCCAGTAATATTCGTATCATATTTTGAAACAGCAGATAATAAGCTTGAATTACCAAGGTTTCTGTTAGTGTCGTCTGCCGTTGTTCCGGTAACGTATGAGGGCGTTCCAGTCACATACTCATAATACAGGTTTGTTGCAACTGAAGAGGAAATACGAATATCAGTAATCAGCAAATCCTTTATGCCTGTGTTTTCCAAATAATAAAAATAATCATTAGCGCCTGCGGGAGTAACGTCAAAATAAATCGAATGAACGCCGCCCCTCTGATTTAGGTGTTTATCTTCAGGCTCACTAACCGCGAAAGTTTGCAGTCTGTTTTCGTCGTCCACTGAGGCGACGTTTCCGTTTATACCCTGAATCTGCATATTATGTAATCCTATTCAAATTTGTTCCGACCTGGACGTCCATTGATGTATTACCAGATGGAGGAGTAATAACTATAGCCATGCTTGAACCAGGCTTTAGAATAACACTGTCAAATCCTATCAAAACCCTAACACCTGACGCTGGAATTATTGTACTTACTGCGCCCTGTATTCCGCCTGTCGCTGTACTTGCTTCAGCGCCCTTTAGGCATGTTGAAGTTAAAGACTTAGCGCTACCAAAGTTGAAATTAACAGGATCAAACGCAGTTCCAGCGCTCAATAATGTTCCTGCTGTTGGATTAGCTACAACTTCAGCAAGCCAACCACCAGATCCACCTGTCGACGTCTCAGCATTGTAAAAAACCCTAGATAACACCCAGTCGACCGTATCAGTGTTTTTAAGATACATCAACGCAGATGAATTTGCAGATGTAAGCGTTATCGTTCCAGTATTGACGTTAAACGAGTCGCCACTGATAGCCGCACTTGTCGCTTCTGTCTGACTAACTGAGAATGCTTGGACTCGGTTTTTGTCATCGACTTCGGCAGTATTACCACTCGACCCACTTTTTAAAATGAACATTAAAGAACATCCTCTTCATTAATTTTTGTTTCAAAAGCCTCTTCAATCCGCAGATTAAGAAGAATTAGCTGTTTCAATATCTGCTCTAATAGTGCGCTAACATCGCTGTCATTTTCTATATTGTCAGGTTCAAAGCTCATCTGGCAAACCACGCGTTATCATTGATAAAATACTGGAATAAAATTGATGTTCCTTCCCGTCTAATCGTTCCTGAATCGCTGCCGTTGATCGTCCTACCGTTACCGCTCATCTTTATCTTTGACCCGTCACCATTGCGGATAATTACAACACTGTTTTCTGCTGGGAATTCTGGAAATGTAATTAATGAGCCGCCTTTAGCGTTAACAAAGTCATAATCTGTCATAACATAATCAATACTAACAGAAACGGCACGAAAATCTTGCTGGCGTTCTGAGCCTGTAAAAATGCGGGCTGAATCATTTTGAGCTATTTCTGCTAATGGTTGAGGCCAAGGGTATGATTCACGAACGCCTAGTTCGACTATACTTGATGTATTCGTGTTATTTGCAGTAGTTAGATTCTCAATCCACGTTATAAACCTATGAGTTGGAATGCCATCAGGCGTGAAAAATTCGCCCCGTCTTGGTGGTATCAGCTCGCTCATTGAATGCCCGCCTCAGGCGTTGCCGCTATCCTAATCAAGTTCGCCTTAACTTTATCCGTCACCCTCAATCTGATCATGCGAGACACTGGGAACCGCCCCTGCATACGCCACACTGTTTGCTGTCCGTACTCGCCTATTTTGCCTATTGACCGAATAAATGGCCCCTGAAATGTTCGTCCACCGTCATCGGATCGAGTCATTGATACTTTGGGATCAGACCCCTGACCAGTTGTTAAACCCACACCGCTTTCAAATGTAGCTTCAAATTCACCAGCGAACAGATCTACACCATTTTCACTAAACGGAGCCGTTGTCATCTCCCTGTAAATTTCATCACCGTAAAAATCAAGAGTATCGTCATCAAACTCGCCGATGATTCCGGTTGATTGATCGCCTACCAATAGTTTTCCGTAAGCCGCCACAATCGATTGAACTCTGAACCTGTTGTCACTAATACTAGTTTGCATCTCAAACCATACTTGACGACCCAACAAAGCTGAAGCAGTAGCGTTATAAACAAATGTTCGTGAAGGAATTCGAGTCGATTCAAAAGTAAAATAGGCTAGAAACTGACCTTTTTCGGATTTCGTCATCGAGAAACTGTTGCTGATTTCTTCTTTTGTAAATTTCTGGATTTCGTTATCGATAGCATCAGTGCTGATCTTTAACGCGCTTGAACTGCCGGTTACTTTCCAGATAGCAGATAGCTCATTGTAGCCACCACCGACAAAGCAGAAGCTATTATCAAACTCTACCAAGGAATGTTTGGCATGAATCCCTTTTTGTATATTCGCGCCCTGAATGCGTAAAAATGGAAACCCTGTACCGCCCACATTTTGGAATAGTTCAACCGTTTCAGCACCGCAGACATAAAGCTCATTATGATTAACATGAAGCGCCACGATAGCGTCTGGACTGATTTCTGCTGTTCCGAAGTCTAGCGCGTCAAATGTAAACGGATCATTTAAAGCTGAATTAAAGAATACTGAACCGTCACTGGCTGAGAATACAAAATAGCCATCCTTGAAAACAACAGTATCTGATGCCATAAAATCTGGATCAGTTATCTGTGTAAGTGTCAAAGCTACATTGTCATAGGCGTAAGCATTGCCACCAGGAACAACTATCACCAAATACTGACCATTAGTTGCCATCGACACACGAACCGAGCCAGGTATTGTGCCGTGATTCGTCACCACTCCAGCAGATGATATTGACAGCAATGAATTGTCGTTTACAAAATACGGGACGCCATCCATTACCCACGCGCCACGATTACCACTAATAGCCGTATCAACAAAGGTTTTTAGACCGGAAGGCTGGAACAATGCCCTCGTATTTAATGCTGATGACTCTGCAACAGTTGGGATCCAGTTAACGCATCGCTGCGATGAAAATGGCGCACTGGATGACTGATAAAAGCTGAAACCGAGAGGCAATTGAACACGAGGCATCAAAAATTCTCCTTGGTGTTCTGAGTATAGAACCGTCTATCTATGCCAGTATCAGCACAATCATTGCCTGAGCCTGTTGGCAAAGTATCGGGTAACGCTACCTCACCAATAAATACCTGCGCTGCTTCTAACCTCTGTAGTGACCTGGCCGCATTCATCACCAAAGCCTGCGAAACCATCTTTTGAAACGCTGGTGCTATTCTAATGGCCAGCTCATATTTTGCAGCAGCAACACCAGAGCGAGGAATATCAACGGCATCTGTGGAATATTCAACGGATGAAAATGCTGGAGTTAAACCGCTTTCGGCCCACTCCTCCAATAGATCATTCAGATTATTCAGAATAAGCTGGAATTCGAACGACTCAAGGCTGATTTCCGCTGTCTTTACGCCGATATGCTCCGCAGCACCCTCGACTATCTGTAACGCAGTTGTCATTTGGCCCCCGATATTTCTTTAGCCTGAATCCTAAGCTGCTTTAGCGTCTTGCGCTTGTCTAAATCAATGCCGTAATGCTCAAGAATATACGATTCAAGCTGATTTTTGTTCATCTTGTCGATATTAAGCTGATTATTTAGCGACTGGACAACGCCCTCAACGGCCTCAAGTGCCTGCTGTGCTTTTGCCGTTTCTGATTCATCACCCGCATCTGTTAGCTCTTTATCAATACCGATTGCATCAAGCCGAAGAAAACAGGCAGGACTATCGCGCCAACCTATAGCTTCATGCTCCTGAAGGTCGTCAGAGCTTATAATTTTGGGCGCTTTAGTTTCGTGATACACCCACATTCTAAACGATTTCGACATGATTGCTCCTATATATTTGTACAGTATAGCAAAAAGGAGCCGTTAAGCTCCTTTTATGTTTTCTTCTACTGTCTGATAACGATTAACCAGTTAGGCGGACAGCAAAGTCCGGGTTCTGCGCCTTAATACCATAAAGAATATCAAACCGGAATACCGTCTTATCGTTGGTAATGTCGTACTGACGAACCGACCGGATGCTTATGCCTTTAAATGACTCGCGTGCCGAACTAGCACCATCAGAAGGCATATCAAGAGGAGCCATCGCCAGGGTAATAGCGTTCTTGTGGAAACCAAGATTCTGCGGATAGCTCGCACCTGCCGTACCAGTCTTAACAGTGATCGCTGCATTATCTGCTGGCGCTGCTGTCACAGTCTGATAAGGGCCGCTTGTGATCATAGGAGGAGAAATGGTCAAAGTAGCCGGGCCTGTTGAAGCACCTGAAGTCGCATCAGAAACTACAGTGAAGGTTTGAAGATCACCAGTGTCTTGACGAGTTCGACGGTTCACCGCGTTAACGCCCGCGATAGTGATAACATCACCCGCTAGCAGTACGTCAGTCGTTGAGTTAGTCCAACCATCAGTAACCAGTGATTGAGTCCAAGCATCGCCTGAAGCCGCATAAGTGACATCCTGAGAAGCACCGTTAATTAATGGAGTTCCACCATGTGCGCCAACAGTATGGCTGGTCAGGGAGTTAGACTCGAAAATGTCGAATCGACCGTAACGACCAACGCTAGCCTCTTCAATTGCTTTTCTAGCTATGTTATCCGGAAACACAGTTTTAAGGCCGTCAGCCAAAGCAACTGAAGCATCCGCATTAACAAATAAGCATCGCTCAGTCATTGGAGCACCAAGTTTGCTAATTACCGCGCCCGCTGTAGCTACACTCAAAAAGGTAGTTGGCGTAGTGCCAGGAGTACCGGAAAAGTTACCGATATTGGTATAAACAGCACCCAAATCTGATTCAACTTTTTGCGCCAATTCTTCCATTGCTGGCTTGATGAAGCGATTAGTCATATCTTCAACAGACAAAGTCATATCTTGAGAAGTAATCTCAAAGTTAACTTTTTGACGTTGATCAAGAGTAACTGTTGCCGCTCTTTCTTCAATGTCTGTAGCTGAGCTGATTGTCGCACCGCTTGACGCTTCAAACATTACAGGTCGTCGAACCTGAATAGATGCGCCTACTTTTTGAAACTGACTATCTAGCTGACGGTCAACTTTTTGACCCATCACAAGAGCGTTCAAAAACTCTTTAACGGCAATCTTGGTGACAAGACTGGTATTCTTAAAGTTATTACTCATAATAAATTTCCTTTATGGCCCTTTACGAATTATACAATTCTTCCATAGTCATCTCGCTAATGTCTTTCTTTAACGAGCCGCCGGATGTAATTGGTGTAATCGGTTCGGGCGCTGCACTTGTTTTAATTTTCGGTTTAGCGTTTAAATTTGCGGCTATCTCACCGAGCGACTGCATAGCCATCAATGGCGACATTTGAGCGATTTTATCGGCCTGGTCTAAATGATGCCCCAAGTGATAGATCAACTCTGCCCCATGTTCTGACTGCACCAAAGCATCTGCCACGCCATCAGGTAAAGTCGGTATAGCTTTAGCAACGTCAGCAAAATCTGGCTTATTCATAGCAGCAATTCGCTCGTTGAAACTTGCTTGAGCTTGCTGCGCCTGTTGTGCCTGTGCCTGCTGGTCTATTGCCGCCTTTTCCGCTTGTACCGCTTGAGCAACTTGTGACTTAATCAAAGCTGCGTTATATGCCTGCTCGTCATAGTCGAAAGCTTCTAGCGTTGGCTCTGCTTCTGCTGGCGCTGGCGTTGCTCTTAATCGTTCTAGCTCTGCCTCTGCCGCGTCTGCTCTGCGTTGTTCCGCATATTTATCTGCTGTTACTTTGTTGATGCGCTTTTGAAATCCGTCCTCGTGAGGCTTATCCTCAACAGGCTTGATCTCCGCATCTACGGGTGCTGACTCCGTTGGTTCTGCTGGCGCTTCGACTGGATCAACTTTGGCTACTTCTGCCGCTATCTGTTGGTCAAGTGTATCGCCTGCAAGTGCAGCATTTTCTTCGCTCATTACACACCACAAAGGTTGATTATTGATCACCGTCACTTTAGCTTGACGTTAGCTTTATTCTATTATATGCCAATTCCTGATAGTTTCAAGCTATCCTAAATTATCTTGACCAACTGAGGCCGATGGTTGTTCCACCGTAAGCCGTCTATTACCTTCAGCCTCTTGAGCCTGCTCCTGTGCGACTGCACCCTGAACCATGCTATTCGCCTGCTCCGAGTTCGGCCCCTGCTCAATCTGCTCCTGTGCAGCTTCCATAATATCAGTCTGCTTAACCATAATATTACGATCATCACCGGACAACGGAATGCCAGACTCAAGCTTAGTTTTCAGAGCGTCGATGTAATCTTTGTAAGCTTTGATCGTGCTGTTCTGAGTATCGACCGTTACCTGCAAAGTTTTCGCATCTTGGTTTTCGATGTCTGAAATCAGCTTTTCAGTCTGAATCTGAATGTTTTCAGTAATGGCCTGCTGCTGAGGATCGGGCGCTTGTGGCTGGTTCAATCCTAACTCTTCAACTTCTTGTTCAGTTGGCTCAACGGTTCCTTGCTGAATATAAAGCTTTCTAACTCGTTTCGTTAACTCCTTACTTTCTAACACTGGAAGATCCTTAGCAACTAGATCCATCGCTATGCCCTCAAATAGCGGGCTAGTTCCTATTAAATCAATCAACTGTTGTGCTGATTCCTGTCGTTGAGTTGCGAACGCCGGCCCCGTCTCTGCCACCACATCATATTTACCGAGGCTCAAATCATTAACAATAACCTGCTCGCCTGTTTGTCTGTCGATCTCAACTTGATTAATGAATACCTGTTCCGTTTCACCATCCTGTGCCAATATTCTTACTTGCCGCTCTGTGTCATAAATCCTTGGGATTAAATCAATCAATATTTCAGCAGTATACTCAATCGACTTGGCTAGGTTATCGCTGAATATAAAGCTGCCCCTATCGCCTTGTCGTTCTTGAGCTTGAATTGCCTTCCCGCTTTTCAACTCTGGATTAGTGCCAATTGATGGTGGCTGCATTCCGGTAACGTGATACAAATCCATTGAAGCCTGTTGAATCTGCTGAATGAAAGCTCCTTGGACTGCTGGCGCTCCCCCTCTTTGTGGCGCACCTGGTGCTTGAGGATCAGCATTGTATAGAAGGAATGGATTGTTCTGAGTATTGAAATTCTTTAACTGGGGGACGTGACCCTCTGCCTGCTTAGCTGTAATCCAAATAGGGTCTTTAGGCGTTAATGCTGCTGTTTCAATCGCTGCCGATGTTGTGTAGTTGTAGATTCTGTTGGCGTCTTTGGCAAAACGAACTAAGCCCCTTGTAAATGTCTGGCTTTCAATATGCGATTGACGACCAAAACAAGGCACTAATGGAATGAATTTACCAGGAAACAGCTTGGCATCTTCCAGAATCCCGCTACCATCCATGAGAATCATTTCAATTTTATAACTTTTAGCTTTGCGCCGCTTAACTTCAGTTATGCCCTTTGCTGCCAGCTCATCGAGTATGGCCCCATCTTCATCCTCATTGATGATTCGACTATCAGACAGTAGTACCAGCGTTCGAGTAATTGGCGTCTTAACCCAGTACTCAGCAACCTTGACCGTATTTTCACCTATCCAATTCGCACAGGTATTGTTATTAAACTTCTCTTGTGACCAATCAGACATTGGAGAGTTGGGAAACCGCTCCTTGTGTTCTTCCATAGGCATATCTACGGTAACAAATGCCCACATTGAGTCTCTTCTATCATATTCTTTTGCTGCGTCATCAAACCAAAGCGAGGTAGTTGCTCCCTGCAATGGTTTAATCTTTATCTCTTGGTCGAATCCGTCATCGTCGAATTCTGTAACTATTCTCCAACCACCATAACCACCGTTAACCACCTCATCAAACGCGCCATCGTAAGCATTTGCAGCTTTGCTATTGGTTTCGATATTTCGAATAAGCCCAGCTAATACTTTCGCCACTTCCTCGGATGACTGCCCACCACTAGGCCGGATTTTAATATCTGTTCTGTTCTGGCGCTGATCGCCTATCAACTGATCGACAGCACCAGCAACTCGGTTAATAGTGTAGCGAGGACGACCGGCACGCTTAGTTATTGCGGACTCATCCCATTGACCATCCTCAGTTTGCGCAAATTTAATATCTTCAACGGCTAATCGTCGCTGTTCCTGCTCTTTGTTCTGGATGCGCTCAAATCGATCAAGTGCCAACCGATGCAATTCTTCATTACTTTTCATGCTTACCACTCCGATACTGAGCTTAAATCAATGGTTTGAATTATTGGTGTTACCGACATACTCATCATAAGAGCATCAGCCATGTTTGGACTAGGTATTTTGTGTTTAGTCCACATTTCCTGCTTCGTCATTATCTGAATCATACCATTACCATTATGCTTTCGGGGGATTCGACACACTTCAGCCCGTAACTGTTCAATATTGGGTATGGATGACGACAAACTGATCATTGACTCTGGATCAATATACTCATTTTTCACTACTGCTCGATATGTAGCATAGAATCTATCTCTTAGCATCCAGTAATATTGGGCACGTTTGTTTTTGAATGTCTGTCTGTTTGTCCTGCTCTTGTCCTGCTCGATTTCTATTCCAACAGGTAGATATGGTTCATCAGGCTCAGCAGGCGATTCGCTGCCTTTAAACATCGTATAACTGACACTCGTTCCGTCTAATGACTGCCCGACCTGTCGGCGCAAACTTACGCCTAGCCCGTCACAATCCCAATTGAACGTATCAGCACGATTTATTAATGCGTATTCTGTTGCCCAGTCGCAACCGTCATTTACATCGCCGTCTGTCTTTTCCTGAACGTCCAGAACGACAGAACCATGACGCAAACATAACCCTTTCGGATCGTTCCCAGTGTCAGATGGATCGTGTGAAACCATTCTAGCGCCCAAAGGCTTGAAACCCTTTTTGATATGGGCATCAATCGCAGCATCGAACCACTCAACCGGAATTATTGAGTTCTCAACCTCGTCATAATAATCCCCATCCCAGATATGCCGATACTCAGCAGGTGTAAGGTTTTTTTCGTCGTCGTTGCGCTCTTGCTCAAGCTCAGGAGGGAACCAAGGGTTATCACGCCAGTTTATTTGCACTACCATTAGCAGGTCGTCTTCATAATAGCCGCAGCGTTTCAGCTCACGCTCTGCCCTGGATAGGTATTTTTTGGCAACGGCATCATTCGTTGAACCTCGGTTCATTGAAATCCAAATTTCTGGCGCTTCACCATCCTCAGCAGATGCGCTTGAACGTATTGAAGGCGTTAGTACTTTGAGGCTATTCTCACTTATTGATTCTCCCTCTTCAATCCATAGCCGTTTGACGTTGCCTATAGACTTGATTGAGGTAATATTTCTAGCAAGGCCCCTGTAGAATATCTCGCCACCGTTGGATGACTGGATTTCTTTCGCTTGAATCCCGAAGCCTTGAAGATTCATCCGCTGAATAGCTTCCTTTAAGTTCTCGTGTACCGAGTCATCTATTGAGTTCTGGAATTCACGAGCCGCACAAATACGCTCGCCCTGGTCAGCGAACATCAGCATAATATCACCGAAGGCAATACTTTTCCCGCTTCCCCTGCCGCCCACCGCTATCTTCACCCTCTTTGGAGTAGTGATAAATGGCAACAGCTTATCTACAATCCTTAGCTCAACTTTAGCCATCTTTTTTAGAAGTCACTGGATGGATGTGCCAATCGTTTTTGATCGTCTTACCGTTACTGGTTATATCCGTCTTGCTCTTATTATTATCAAATCCACCCGTGTAATCTGATAACGCCTTCCAAGCCGATATGCGAGCCGTTGGGCTTGAGTCGTCCTCAATACTAACCGCTTCCTTTAACAGCCCTCTGGCAACGTCCTCTGCTGTCACGATGGCTCGATTAGCCGCTTCGTGCATGAATTTTTCGATGAATTCAGCAACGTAAGGTTTCGTCAAGTTCTCACTAGCAATAGCCTTAGCTGTCTTCTTGCTGTAGCCCGCGCTAAGTGCGGCCTGTGTAGCATTGAAGCCATTGGTGACATACTCCTCACAAAACGTCTTTTGCTTTCGCGTCATCTTCGCCATAGGCTACGGTAATACCCTGAATCGTTCGTAATTAGTCTGTCTAATGTCGGAACTGGAAAAGGTCGCTTTTAGCTTCATTCTCCATTTGCCGGCATAGTCCAGGTCGTCAGCAGTCAATGTTGTATATTCTGCGTACTCATTAGCTAACAATGTCTCACCGTTCACCGTTACATCAACAGCAGGGATTGTCGCCGTGAATTCTTTTGTGGCTCCCACTTCAGGTTCAGCATAAATGATTGCGCTGGTTGCCAGACTTATATCTTCGCCTAGATTAATTCTGAGAGGCTGTCCTATCTCGCCCTTGTTCAAATCACTCATAGTTTGCCTCTTGTTGTTTTTCCGCTACCAAATGAGCCGCTTGCTGTCTCACCATCACCGAACGCACCTGACTGAATTAATCCATCTCCAAACACGCCGTTTGCAACCGCTCCTGTTGGTACTGGTATAGTCGGGGGGATAATAGTAGATATGTTATACCCTGCCGTCACCACAAAAGGGATTGATCCGGTAAATATTCCGTTTCCAAATCCTCTGAGCAATACCGATGAGATACTCATTAGCTCGCCCTAGTTCTGCTAGTTGGCTCTGTGGCATCGTCTAGCGTGTAAGTTGCTGCCGTAGTGCTGCCGTTCAGTTTCTTAACTGTTACTGTTGTTCCGGCTATGGAGAAATCACCGATACTCTGCTGAATTAAATAGATAGCCTGTGCCAAGGTTGGTGCTGAACCATCTGCTGCGTACGACTCCGCCATTGACGTAGTAAGCACATCAGAAACGCTAATATCATTCAATGCCGCCACACTTGCTGCCGTAGCTGCTGAGTCCGTTCCTCGCATATCTGTATTTGTCGTCACTGTATCGACTAAATCAACATTAACTACCGCACCGGATAGCGTTGTAATGGCTCCCGCGCTAACAATATCAGTAGCCGCAACATCGTTTAGGCCGCTTATCTGCCCTGGTATCGTTGTTGCTGTATCGGTTTCAATTGCGTCAATACTGGCCTGAGTTGCTGTAAGTAGATTCACCCCACTTGCACCAGTAATAATATCAAGATCATTTTGAGCAGTTGTTATCTGACCTGGCAGAGTCGTTCCGGTATCAACCAGTATAGCATCCACATTAGTATCAACTGTCGCCAAGGCCGAGGCAGTAGCCGCCAAACTAATCTTGGTATCATTGTCGACCGTCTGAGGGAATTGGGTATAAACCTGAAGCGTTGCAGGGATCGCACCAGTTCCAGTAAACGTAAATGCTATGTGATCGCCATTTGTCTCTGCTTGTGTTGGTGTGTATGAATGAAAACCGTTACCCTCTGAAGCCGGAGCAGTCCCACCACCAGCGCCCTGTGTTCCACCGTCCACCGTTACCGCAACCGATACTGAGCCGGTAAATGCCGTCCCATCTGCTGCCGTTATCATTTGAGCGCCGATAATCTGGCTTGCAACATTCTTCTTCATTTTATTTTACCCAATAATTGCATTAGATGACCCAGCCCATGCTGATTGAAACCCACCGCCACCACCAGCCACCACCTCTAAAATAGCTCCGTTACAGTAAGAAAATACACTTACAATATCTTGAGATACACTCAATATGCCATCACCCGGAACAGTACCCGTAAAAACAACCGGCGCTGTCATTGCAGTAGTACTAGCAGATGCAACGTATCGCTCTGTTGTTGCCTCAACCGTGAAATCTGTGTCTCTTCCGGTACTTCCTCGATGGCCTATTAGTGAAATGGTATAATCATCACCTGACGTTAGTCCGGTAATATCAAATGCACCGGCACCACTACCACCGTAAAAATAAAACTCCCATACCAGTTCTGGGAAATCATGCAACGCATTATCAGCAATAGCACCACTCCCTGTCGCGCCAGTCCATGCTGTAGTAGAAGAAAATTCTACGCCTGCCGATGTAGAACCACCATCGTCCTCTAATGCCTGCGTCCTGGGTGCAGAGAAATCAGAAATTTTATTCCATCCAGTCGGATTTGTACTGCCGGACGTGCAAAAATTCAGATTAAATATAGTCATAGATCATCAGCCCTGTTTAATGGTCGGTGCTTTGATCGTCTGTCTGCGACTTCTTGCCGCCTATCTGATTCTCGCTGAATCATTATCCTCATTTCTAGTCTGGCCTTTTCCGCCTGAATCTTTGATTTTCGCAGGTGCGTAATAATCAGCACGATCGATAATATGCCGCCAAGCAGCCCGCCCAGTTTAGCAATATCTGCCGGTATCCAACTGAACCAGGCGCCAATACCTGTGCTTGTCGTGCTAATAGCCACAACTGACGCCGCCTTAACATTAGTGGTTATGTCTGCAATTGTCTGTTGCATAAGCAATCCTGCTGATTAGTTTTATTCAGTATAGCAAAATAATTAGATTATCGCCTTGTTATCCTGATGCCAAAACTGGTTAGGATCGCAACGCCTAGCCAGTACTGATAAAAGTCTGGCATCTTCACCAGCGCATCAAATCCAGCTTCAATGTAAATGGCTCCACCTGGGATGAAACACGCTATTGCCGGAACCGATAGTATTACTGTCCAAAATTCATCTTTCCAGCTATGCGCTCCACCCTCCGATTGTATCCGCTCCCACTCTGCAATTTTATCCTATGCGCTAACTAGCCGCTCGATTTTCTGCTGCGTGATTTTTGTTTTGTTGTCGTTGCGCTTGCTGAATAGCGTAGTTATTGGTGAAATCAGTCCTGTAACAATATCACCGAATATGCTCACTTTACATAACGTCGATAATGAGCAACAAACTCGTCCGTTGTAGCAGCCCCCAGATGGGTGTTGTAGACTCTTTTGTATGTCTTAGCCAGACCTTCAACATCATCGGATTCAGGCAATGGCTCCGGGTCCATCCAGTATTTTAACCTACATAACGCCGTTGCAAGTCTCACATCAAAAATTATCGAACTGATTGCATGATGCCTGGGCGCTAGGATGTACGGCATTGCCGCATCAATGAACTTTTTTTCAATGTCTTTGTGAAGAGGTAGGTATCGATACATTATGTCATCTGCCGTCATTGGCTCCATTTGATATATTCCGATTGCAGGCCCTCCGCCTAGCTGTCTGACATATTTTCCCATCAATGACTCTTGGGCGCATGTTCCTAGCAGCAAGTTAACCGCTGATTCAGAATACATATCCATTTTTTTTAGAGTTGGTTCGATGATGTGGTGTTTGAGCTGGTCGGAATTCATTATAAATCCTGATTGCTGAATAGGTTGCAGGGATCACGCCTGCTTTATCATCGATTAATCTTATTTGAGTCTGCGTCGACTGGCAGACCTACCAACTAAATTAAATTTTGGTTACAGCCATCATAGATTTAGTTGATTACGGAACTCCTTATTGCCTGTTTAGTTTAGCACAATAATTAATCGTCACAATGATTGTACTCTTTTATTCATATCAGCTCCTTATCCTAAAAAAAACTTGCTTCGAACAACCCGCTTTGTTGGCCAAACATATTGCCCCCAAATGAGCGACTTCTTCTTACTGCTTCAGCCTGAGCATTAATATCGCCAGACCTCACTAGACTTTCACGATCCGACAGTCTAGTTTTTTCTTTATGCGCTGCAAGCAACTCATCAATAGCCGCGTCGTCATCGATATACATTTTTTGTATTTTGCAGGTAAGTCTTAAATCTTCAAGCTCTTTAACCTGACTTTCAAGCTGTTCATTCCTGATTCTGTATATTTCAAGTTTGGCGTTCAAACCTGCAACTTTATCAATGTTAAAAAGTTTCCTTAGAAATTTAATGTTCATATCAACTCCTTTACCTTCGCGTAGGTTTCTTTGTCAGTCATCACACTAGTAAATCCTTCAACCAACACGGCTATCTTAGACTCCATTGCCTGCACCTCCTCAAGTTCAACACTTGTTAGATGGTTCCTAATATTATCAGTCGTTTTCAGCCCACGATCCTCCTTAATCTTCTTTACAGTCGAGCCAAGTACCTTTTTGTAAACGAGTTTCGTATAATTCCCGAAAGCAAACCGCTTGTGATTTGTGTTGTCTTGAAGATTTTGATTTATTGAGTCGGTTAGCGAATGCCTTACCATTTTACCGATTGACCTAGTTTCTGATCGCGCGAAAAGTTCATGCTCCATAAAATTGAATTGTTTTATGAAAGCAACTTTTATCAAATTGGCTTTTTTACCGTTGAAGCTCATAACTATAAACATGAACTGATCACGGTCTAAAAGGTATTCTTGATAAGTCTTACCTCTTGAATCAGTGTAATCTCGCTGCGTAACTTTACGCACCGAAAAAAACTCAACACTATCATTTCTTATAAATGAGTTAACAACTCTAACCACATCAGAATGACGCTTATTAAATTCTTTAGCGATTATTCGAGTTGATGCGACTGGTGTGGCTTTTGAAATATCTTGGGTGGTTAATTGTACGAGGGTATTCATAACTAAGGCTCATTTTAGTGGGTTTGTGTTGGTACTTGCCGGCAATGAGTAACCGGCGTTCGCAACAACTACAGTATAGCACAATATTAAAGGGTTGCTCAATTAAGAACAACCCTTTAATATGGGGATATTGCCGATGGCTTGCAGGCCACGGGAACAGATACACATGAATACCATCACCGCTTCGGCATGACGCAATTCTATCAAATCTGTTTCTACCCTTGCAAGCTTTCGTTTAGATAGTACGGTTTCACCATGCCCCAACTTGGGCTGATTACTGGCAAGTGTCATAGAAGAGGGTACTGACCTGCCCCGCCAGCATCAGTAAGTGGACACAGGTTCAATATTGGACGCTGGTCGCCCTTGGGATTCCATGTAGAGTACGGACCGTTGAGATTGGATAGACGCCTCTTCAATCCAGAATGCTGAGAGCAAGTGTAGGTTATAGGATCTGTAAAGTCCTTGCGCTGGCACCAAGTTTTAAAGTGCCTTCACTCAGTTGTTATAAGACTATCGAATACAGCGCCTTTCCATTTTTTCACCTTAGTTGAGTCTTAGTGTACTCAAGATTTTATGGTATGTGATTGATTGACAAACTACCCTATTAAGTTAAAAAAGCACTGTTCCAAATGAATGTTTAGCGTTAACCGTTCCTCCTCATGTTTACTGCTAAATACTCGCATCGCCACTATACCAAGCCAGCCTAATACCTCTTTGGTAAAGTTTCTTTACACTACCTGCCGATAATATAGTTACTAACAGCCTGTGGATAACTCAAATAGTAGGCACAAAAAAGCCCGCATAAAGCAGGCTAAAATTTGAAGTAACACACCATGAGCGGCTAGTGTATCACGAATTTATTATTGCCGATTAAATAACTGGGAATCTCTCATTTCCAAAACTAAAAAATATTCTTTTTATTTCCCTGGACTCAATGAAAGCCCGATAAGATTTTATAGTTACAGCAGCGCCTTCAGTTTTAGCCCTGGCATAGTTGGTGCCTTTTCGAGCCTCCCACTCATACAGCCTTTTAACTGGACAGTTCATACTATCAAACAGGCCGTCATTGTACTTTTTGATAAATCGATTAACGCCGTCTACATCTTTTCCCGATAAAATATAAAGTGCTGCGACTTGATGCGTTTTATATTTCAATGTTACTGCCACAAACTCCTCTAAATCCCTATTATCTACAACAAACTTCAGGACTTCATTATTTGAAAATCTGCGCCGGGTGCAAAACTTAAAATCACCATCGTTATGATTAAATTCGTTCAATTCTAAAATCATTCTAGCTATAGCGGTTAACCTGTTTGAGTTTCTATTGCCATTCATAGCTATGATGTCATTAGCTGTCCTCAGACGCCCTGTGTCAATCGTTGCAAAAGCCAGGTCTGACTGCACCCCTTCAACTTTTTCTGTCTCGAACGGAACGCCTGAAGCCACACAAGCCATTAATCTATGCTGACCATCCAGTAACACGCCGTTTGCGCCAATCACTATCGACTGACCATTATAGATCCATTCGCCCTCTTTCATTTGTCTTGCTAAAAAATCTACATGTTTATAATTTACTTTTCTATTATCAGTATTTCGACTTAATATAGATTTTGCTTCAGTTGGTGTGATTAAAAATTTCATGGTTTTTACCTTTTAGTTATATTATTTTATTAAACTTACTATCAACCAGGCCAATACAGCCATCGTTACCACAGGCCCCACTATTGCACTTGCTACAGCAGCCCGCTGGCGTTCAATTTTAAACTTTCTAATCTCTCGATCCATCACGCATTCTTCGTACATTTCTATCCTTTTAAAACTATTAACGACATTATTTAAAGTTGATAAACGCGAAAACTTCCAGCCACTTTTCCCGGTCAATATTATGACCTAGCGTCCTTACTATTCGATTTTCTTCTCTGTCCCTGTCATCCGATGTTATGGCGTCTCTCAAATTGCGTAAAATTACGCCTTTTGCCTGTGCTGGTATATTGCCCCACTCTTTTATAATCTCATCACAA